AAATTATTTGCCCAGAAGAATGGAAAGATGATTGAAATACGTTCAGGAAAGCCTCAGGACGCAGTAGGAGAGTTTATCATTCATGAGTAGTTTGACAATTAAATAGGAAACACCGATAATATGGGTATAGTTAATTATATTTAATAATTATGCCATTTAAGAAAGGACAAGTAGCTAATCCATTAGGTAGACCAGTAGGTGCTTTAGGGAAGGAAACTTTAACTAAACTAGAAGCACGCGCTAGATTTGATGAGAAAGTTGCCGCACGATGGGATGAAGTGATTGATAAGTTAATAGCGAGCTTTCCTGTCTATGTAGCGGATCAAAAGATGGGTAAAGCCGCAGATGTGATTGAGGGGATTATCAAGACAGAACCGAGTGATAGAATTAAGGAATTAGCCGATAAATTGCGGGACAAAATGACAGATAATGAAAAATAAAGCCTGTAAATATTGCGGCATTTCATTCAAACCATCTCATAAAGGAAGATATAATTGCGATTTACACTATCGGTTAAAACGTCCAGAAGTGGAAGCGATGAGAGCAGAAAGGATAAGCAAAGCTAAACTAGGTAAGAAACGCGCTCCCTTCAGTGAAGAATGGAAAAATAAGTTAAGGGATGGATTAAGGAAAACGGTCAATGAAAAAGTTGTAGGCGTTCCTAAATCTGAAGCTACGAAGGAAAAGTTAAGGCAATGTAGGCTTAAACAAGTATTTACGCCAGAGGCAAAACGGAAATCTATGGACGCTCTTATGCGTTCTAATAAACTTCATAGCAAAGAAAACCATTGGAATTGGAAGGGTGGGAAAACACCCATAAACGAGAGAATAAGAAACTCAACAGAATATAGGCTTTGGCGTACTGCGGTATTTGAAAGAGATAATTATACTTGCATTTGGTGTGGTGCGAGAAACGGAAAAGGCATTAAAACTGTTTATCTTCAAGCCGATCATATTAAACCGTTCGCTTATTATCCCGAACTTCGCTTCGCAATAGACAATGGACGAACGTTATGTGTTCCTTGTCATCGAAAAACTGATACCTATGGTGTACGACCAAAAAGATTTACTGCAAGCAACTGAGCTATATCCATCCTTGTGGATGATGCAGAACGATATTAAAACATCGAGTGGTCTTCCATTTGAGTTCGATAATCATTTATTCATGCGGGACATTGTGGATGATATGAGTCCGTTGCAAGTAGGTCTGAAGCCACCGCAAATAGGGTGGAGTGAAACACTTATGGTGAAAACTTTTTATATGGCGAGCAAGAAGGAGAAAGATATAATTTTTACACTTCCTACGGCCTCGGATAGAGATGACATGGTTGGTTCAAAAGTGAATCGTATCATTGCCCAGAATCCTATATTGCAGAAGATGGTCAAAGACCATGATACAATAGAACAAAAAGTAGTTGGAAGTCATATTATTCATTATCGTGGAACGTTTACTGTTAAAGCTGCTATGATGGTATCTTCAGATTTGAACGTGCATGATGAGACAGATTCTAGTAATCCTGAAGTAATTACCCAATATGAGAATAGGTTGGAAGCCAAAGCAAACGGTATGCGCTGGTATTTTTCGCATCCTAGTCTATCGGGGCATGGAGTAGATGTTTATTGGCAACTCAGTAATAAGCGCGAATGGTTTATTACCTGTGCGTCTTGTGGAGGCGAGCAGATTTTAACGTGGCCAGATAACATTGATTTAATAAGACAAGTATATATATGCGCTTTATGCAAAGCAGATTTGTCCGATGAAAATAGGAAGCATGGGGTATGGAAACCGACGGCTAAGGGAGATTTCAGCGGCTACCATATTAGCCAAATGATGTGCGCGTGGATTACAGCAAAGAAGATTATTGATGCCTTCAACGACCCCATGAAGGATAAGCAGTTTTTCTACAACTACGTCTTAGGGCTTCCGTATATCGGTTCGGAGGACAGAATTGAGCCGAAGACTGTCCTACAGAACTGCGTCGATGACGTGAATGACTACTATGCAAAAGATGACCGAGTAATCATCGGCTGTGATACTGGGCATGGGATACACTATGTGCTAAGGAATCAGCAGGGAGTATTCCTCTATGGCCATGAGACAGAAATTACGGCAACCAAAGACCCCTATGACAAGATAGCCAAGTTTCTTGATACTTTTGATAAGTCAGTAGCGATATTTGACCAAGGAGGAGATTTAATCGGCGTGCGTAAGTTACAGGCTAAATATCCCGGCAGAGTATTCTTGGTATTCTACCGAAAAGACCGCAAGAGCAACGAATATGTCGAATGGGGTATTGATGATGAGTTCGGTACGGTAAGAGTGGACAGGAATAGGCAGATAACGATTATGGTCGAACAGTTAAGAGATATCGGACGTTATAGATTCAACGGTACGAAGGAGGAATGGGCAGAGTTTGCTTCACACTTTGGTTATCTCTATCGGGAAGAAATTACGACCGACGCGAAACCCGGAAAAGATGATAGGAGTCTGTTAGGGACAGAGTATGTTTGGAAGCGTTCGGGGCCTGACCACTTCTGTTTTATTGCTGGCACGAAGATAATGACTGATAGTGGCGAGCGGAATATTGAGGACATCGGCGCAGGGGATATGGTATTAACTCGTAAAGGTTTTCGGAAGGTTTATCATTCTGGAATTACCAAGAGAGATGCACGTGTATTAACGGCTTATTTTTCTAATGGTTCTGTATTCACGGCGACCCCAGATCATCCAATTATTACAGATAATGGGCAAATAAGGCTTGACAGTATCACACGCCATGCTAAACTATATACATGGCAGAAAGCGAAATCATCATATACAAAGGGATTACATACAGAAGGTATCCAAACTCACCTCGGCGCGAAGCAAGAGTATATTTCGTTCCCAATGGAACTCTCCGCGCGAAAGGACAACCTAGGCTTCATCAGCAAATATGGATTGATGCCAATGGAGCTATTCCTAAGGGGTTTGTCATTCATCATAAAGATGGCAATCCACTTAATAACAAGGTTACAAACTTGGTATGTGAACCGAGAGCTTTTCATCAGAGCCAACACGCTAAAGCGAACTTACAACGGCCAGATTACATTAGAAGAAATGCGGAACATTTGGAACGCATTAGAAGCAAATCGCACGAATGGCTCAAGACTGCCAAGGGTAAAAGGCATACACGCGCTAATGCCATCAAAGCTTTTAAGTTGGTTGAACCCAAAACTTTTATTTGTGTTGAGTGCAATACTAAAGCAACTACACAATGGCGTCAGGGCGGTAAGTTCTGTTCCTCCCGATGTACAAATCGTTGGTTTGCACGAAAATATCGAAAAGAAGGACGTTATCAATATAGCCGTTGAGGAGGAAGCGGAGTATTTCGCCAATGGTATTTTAGTGTCGAATTGCCATGCTTTGCTCTATAGCGATATTGGTATGCAACACTTTAATCACGAAAAGGCTAAAATCTTCGGTGCTAAGTCTATCTTCGATGGTATCCATAAAGCCCAAGTCGTGTCGGACGGGGGCGTACAACTCATGTGGCCGAAATGACAACCGAAGAGCGCAAAGAATACAACAAGAAAAAGCAGAAAGAGTACCGCGACAAACAACGTGGAGAGCCACCGCATCATCGCCCACAATTTGTCGCTTATACTGTTACGGAGAGAGTATTGAATATCCATGTGTCTACCGAAGAAATATTGAAACAAGCAGGACACTGTAGTTATTGTGGGATGCTTTTAACTTCCGAGTATCATCAGAAACATCCGTTAGTCGGTTGTCAAGTCGCGGCGAGGAATGATAACTACGGGAAGTAGGGTGGGGTTCTGGGAACAGGCGAGTCTCCAAAACTTGCCTTGCTGCGTCCGATTCGCAGTCCGCCCGCTAGTACACGAAATATATAGCCTTGAGTTTGTGGGATAATGGGGGTATGGATGGCGACCCATTTGAACTTTCAATCTTAGGCGTTGATGATCTTATAGAATCTCCGACAAATAAAACCTACGCGAAGGGTTCTTTTGCACCTGAAGGTAAAGTAGGAGAGGAGATTGACATATTAGAACTTCCTCTTTCTGATGAGAAGTTATTAAAACTCCGTAACGATTGGGAATCTGCTTATGCACCTTATGAGTCAAAAGTAGCAATACCTATTCGCCAGAGAAATCTGCGTTCTTATCTTGGTAGAAATGCACAAGGGGAAGTACCGGGAGATGATGAGATAGTTGCAGCTAACTTACAGTTTGAGTCCGAAGAGACATTCTTGCCCGCTGCTACGGCTCAAGACCCAGCTCCCTTCTGTTTTGCTGCTAATGACCAACAAGGGAATAAGCTCGCTCAGACGGTGCAGACAATGCTCCAGTTTCACGTACAGCAGCTCAATTTACGCAGGAAGATAGCTGTTATGGTTCGGCAGTGGTCAATCAATCACCTTGGAGTTCTCAAGGTAGGTTGGAATGAGGACATTAAGGACGTTGCTATTGAGAACCGAAGGATTCAGGACTTTATATTCGACCCAGAAGGATTTGTTGATGTGTATGGGGACTTTTCTTCATGGCTTGGAGAGAGAATCTATGTAACCGCCGAGAAACTAACCGAGTTATTCCCCAAGAAGACCGCTGATATTATATTGGAAGTAGACGGCAAAATGGGAACTCGTGTGTGCTATACGGAGTGGTGGAACGATGACTATTGTTTCTCGACGTTTAAGAGAATCGTCTTGGATAAGCATAAGAACGAGTATTTCAATTATGAGGAAAAGCAAGAGCCAGATCCACTCACGGGACAGACTCAACCCCAGAAG